ACCAAAAGTCAATACCGCAGGTTTGCAAAACTTAATGGGTTTTGTCAAAAATCTATTAGCTACCATAGGTTTATTAGGTAGTATAGGTTTGGCTATTTCTTTTGGCAATGAAAGTATAGATTATGCTGCCAAGATAAGTGATGGCATGGCATCGGTGGCAAAGACTACGGGCATGGCTGATGACAAAATGCTGGCATTTAGGAAAAACTTGCAAGGACTTAATACAAGAACTAATCTCGAAGACCTGCTAAAAATAGGAGAAATAGGTGGGCAACTTGGTATTGTAGAAAAGGACATTTTAGGTTTTACTAAAACCATTGACAAAATGGCAATTGCCTTTAAAGGAGAATTTACTGGTGGAGCAGAAGAGGTTACACAAAAAATAGGCATTCTTTCCAATCTTTTTCCAAAGTTAATTGAAAGTGGTATGTCAATACCTGAATTAATGGGCAGAATAGGTTCGTCTATGAATGAATTAGGAGCATCAGGAGCTGCAAATGCTCCGTTTATTGCAGATTTTACACAAAGACTTGCACCAAGTATGAAAGCTTTGAATCCTGAAACTATTTTAGCATGGGCTGCTGGTCTGCAAGAAATGGGTATGACTTCTGAAAATGCTGCAAGTGGTGTCCGTTCCTTCTTTCAATATGTGTTTAAGGAATCAGATAATTTCTCAAAATTTATGAAAATGAATAAACGAGATATGTTTGAAATGCTTAATACAGACGCAGGTACACAAAAGTTTTTGACAAATTTTAGTAAAATGTTTAAGGGTGCTACTGCCTCTCAAATGAAAGAGTCTTTAATGTCTTTGGGTGTAAGAGATATGCAAGGACAAGATGCTATACAAAATTTAATAGCCTTGAATGAAAAACAAGGTGTTGAAAACAAAGGCATTAATCGTTTGCAAGAATTGCTTGCAATATCTAAACTATCATTTGCCGAAAATACAAGTTTATCGAAAGAATTTGACAAAATGAATAACACTTTGGCAGCGAATATTGAAAAAGCCAACAAGAAGTATGACGAAAGTAAATTGAAATTGGGTGAAATGCTTGCTCCATTGAAACTACAAGCAATGGAATTAGGAAGTATTTTATTAGACAAAGTAATTGGTGTGCTTGCTGTCTTGGAAGGTAAAAAAGGACTTTTTGAAAGTTTGGCAGTTGGTGCAGGAGTTTTGGGAGTTACTGTTGGTATTTTAAATGCAAAATTTATCATGCTTGCAGCTTCACAATTATTGGCATCTTTAACTAATCCATTTGCTTTAACTATTTATGCTGGCTTGGCACTTGCAGCCTTATTTACCTATCTGTACTACAAATCTGAAACTGTGCGAGGTGCATTTTGGGCAATTGCAGAAGGTGGTAAAGTTTTTTTTGAAGGGTTTTATAATATTGGCAAAACTTTTATTGGTGGTTTAATTGATATGGTCATGGGTTTAGTAGATGCCATTGCTGGATTGTTAGACGGTGATTTTAGTAAAGTTGGTGATGGTTTATTGCGTAGTTTGAAAGGTGCATTTTCAGGTACAGTAGGAACTGTCATTGCAACTATTGGAGAAGGTATTGATAAAACTCCAAAACTATTCAATGCTATGGGCAAAGGTTTTGATGCTGGTAAGAATGATTTTGCCAAAGATAATGCACAACCTTTACAAAAACCTGCTATGGGTTTAGGAGATTTACCCAATGGCTTGTCTTTTGGTGCTGTGCCTGGCATGGCAAAAATGCCACAGATTCAGAATGGAGGCAGCAATTTATTGAAAAATAAAGATGTGCCTGGTATGCCTATGTTACCTACTATGCCAAATGCTTTACCAACGGAAGATACTAAAAATAGCAACCTTTCCAAAGGTATTGATACGATTTCAGGAGGTGGCACTAAACCAACTACGATAAATATCACGATTGGAAAATTAAACGAAAAAATAGAAATCCACACCAATAATCTCGACGAAGCAAGCGTAGATGTGGAAGCAAAGCTTACAGAAATGATGTTAAGAGTGGTCAATAATGCAAACCAAGCACATTAATGGATTTTACGATAAATAATGCCGTAGTGAATTTGTTAGCAAATTCTTTTCCTTCTATACAAAATACCAAAACGGTAAAAGATGTACAGTTGGGCATTTATTTGCCACCAACTGTACATGAAAAATCAGAAGGTAGCGAATTTGATACTATTAGAACTTATCAAAAAGAAAAGCAATATGCTTTGTCAAGTTTGGGGACTCCGTTGTTTTTCCCAATGAAAATAGACGGTGTGCAGCTGCCTAATGCTCCGTTGATTACGGTTAGTGCTATGAAACACGTTGTGAAAACTCCTGTGGCTGGTAGAGATTTTACAGTAAAAGAAATTGTTAGCCTTGACGATTATAAGATAAATCTTAAAGGAATAGCTACCAATTATGATGCTATCAATGGTGTGGCAAAAAATAAAGAAGGTTTGGTTTATGAGGACTATCCTGAAGACTGGTTGATTTTATTGAATAATTTGTACAGGCGAAAAAGGTCTGAAAAAGCAAATGATACAATTTCGCTACCTGTGGAGTGTGAATTATTGAGAATGTTAGGCATTCACTATGTGGTAATAGAAAAAATAAGTTTCCCAGCAATGGCAGGTGTACAGTCTGCATTGGCTTACGAAATGGAATTAGTGAGTGATGAGCATATTGAATTACAGTTATCTGAAAAACAATAAAATGGCATACTATCTAAGTTGTGAAGTTACGGTGGGCAATTTTCGTTTGACAGGCGTGAATGAAGTTGTGATAAATAGTTCTTGGCGAACTTTGGGTGATACCTGTACGCTAAAATTGCCCAATATCTCTAAGTATGAAGGTAAGCAAACCAAACTTGAAGATAGAATTAAAACAGGAGATAAAGTCATTGTCAAATTAGGTTACGATGGTCATCTTATTACGGAATTTGTGGGTTTTGTGAGTGAGATTTTACCTAAAACTCCTTTTGAAATTCGTTGTGAAGATGCGAATTATACATTAAAACGTAGTGAATTGATTTCGCAAAGCTGGCGAAGTACAAATCTTAAAGAGGTGTTAAACTTCTGTTTAACGAAAGTTAAAAATACAGAAATGATACTTGGAGAAATACCTGAAGTTACACTTGCACCTTTTCGTTTGGAAAGAGTAACGGTTGCACAGGCATTGCAAAAATTGAAAGATGAATATTTGTTGGCTGCCTATTTTCGTGGCAATAGTTTATTTGTTGGTTTGCCTTACACAGAGTCGATGGAAAAATTGGAAGGTAGTAGGTCTAAGTTTCACTTTCAAAAAAATATTGCAACTGAAAGTTTGGTGTATAAGAAAAAAGAAGATGTAAGACTAAAAGCAAAAGTTATCAATATTCTTAAAAATAATGAAAAAATAGAAACGGAGGTAGGAGATAGCGATGGCGAACAACGTACTATTCATTTGCGAATTCCTACGACAGATAAAAAGGTTTTGGAAAGAATAGGATTAGTAGAATTAGAGAAATACAAATATGAAGGTTACAGAGGCAAGTTTGTCAGTTTTGGCATACCTTATCTGATACATTCAGGAACTGTGGAGTTGGAGGACGAAAATTATCCAAATCGCAAAGGAAAATATATTTGCGAAAGTCTTAAAACGACTTTTGGCATGAATGGTTTTAGGCGTGAAATTGAATTAGGTAAGAAAATAAGTGTATAACTCAAAGTATCACAATGGAGGCATTTGAAAAAGCAGTAAAGAGTTTGACAAAAATTCCTGAACAAACAATTACAGGAAAAGTCAAAGAAGTTAATCTCGATAAATTTACTTGTGATGTATTACCTGACGATGGTGGTGCGTTGATATTTGATGTCCGTTTGCAAGCCATGATAGATACGAATGACAAGGGAATAGTTATTCTGCCAAAATTGAATAGCTCTGTAATTATCGAACAAATAGGGAATGACGATAATCAATGGTTTGTAGTGCAATATACTGAAATAGATAAAATTTTGGTAAAAAGTCCAAAGTTTAGTTTGGAAGCAAACTTTACAGATAATGGAACTGGTGTGAAAATCAATATTGATAATAAAATGAAAATCAATTTTGATAAGGATAATTTAACGATTGATGCCAATGGTACGGTTACGTTTAATGGTGGTGGCAATG